TAAAATAGTAATATTCAATATCATTTGTTTTTCCATTTTTATCTCTTCTGAAGGTTGGTCCATGTTCATCGCCTGAATGACAAGACTCTTTACCTTTCATATCGGCATAAACACAACATGATGTCGCTAAACAATTATCCTTATTTAATTTACCACAACTAGTTTCTAATTCGTGTCTTTTACCTTCGTGTGATTTACAAAATGAGGTTGATGGGTTTTGAAAAGCCTCTATATCAACAATTTTTTGAATACGAGTATCTGTTACAGGAGTTAATTTAAATTCTATTATTGAAAAAAATACCATCATACCTATTATTACTATAGAAACTGATAACATAAGAGGTCCTATTTTTTTTAATTCTTCCATATATATTATTTCTTATATTTTATTCTTCTAATTCCATAATTTTTGTTCCCTTACTCGTTTTTACTTTCTTGTGTTGTTTTCCTGATTTATGAATATTATTATGACAATCTTCACATAAGGTTAATAAGTTTGCTGGATGATTTTTATGAAATGATTTTATCATATTATTTTCATTCGCATTTTCTTGGTGTTGTAAATGATGAACTTCTGTTCCAATTTTTTTCTTACATACTTCACAATTTCCCATTATTTTTTTACTATTAAAATGTGATGTTTTTTTTGATAGTATACCTTCATTTGATTTGTTATATTTTTTTCTTATATTATAAGCATTTTCTAAAAAGTCTTTTGGTAAATGTAACGATTTACATACTTCTAGACCATACATACTTTCACCAGAACCATCTTTTAATTTTCTATCATATATCAACATGTCTTTTTCTTCATTATAAGAAACAGTTAAATGTTTTACATCTAATTTATTCATATCATCAATTTCATCAAAATCTAATATTTCATGTAAATGAGTAGCAAACACAGAAGAAGATTCCTTCTTATGAAGTGCTTGAATTCCTGACATAAAAATACTAACAGCTGAATCGTGTTCGGTTCCTGAACATAATTCATCACCTAATATTAAACTATTTTTATTTGCCATTTTTAATATGACTCTTAATTCAGACATTTCTACCGCAAATGTGGATTGTCCTTTAAATAAATTATCATTGCCTAATATTCTTGTGAAAATGGCAGTATATGGAACAAATTCAAAATCTTTACATGGAACATACAATCCTGCTTGTGCCATTATAATATTTATACCCAATGCTCTAATAATACTCGTTTTACCCACAGCATTTGTTCCATATAGTAACATTAGGTCTTTATCTAACCCCACGCTAATATCATTAGTGACATATAATTCGTCACTATTCAATTGTTCAATTAAAGGGTGTCTAATCTCAGATGCCTTAACATAGGATTTCTCACCTGTTTTAACATTAGGTTTATTGTAATTGTATTTGGTTGCTATATAACAATTATTTTGGAGAATATCGATGGTAGAACAAAAATTATTAATATTCAAAAATTCATTTTCAAAATCTTGAAGACTATGTATAAAATTATTATAAACTAACTTTATTAAATCCATCATTTTTTGTTTTGATGAAGTAATAGATTTACTTAACTCGTTAATTAATGAATTTTCAATATTAACATTTGAACCACTAGATGTGGGATAAGTTAATTTTGTGGACAAGTTATAATATTCATAGATGTCATTATTATCAAATCCTATAGAAATTTCGTCCTTACCAATTTTTTGTAATTCTTTTTCCAAAATTTTAGACCTTCTACTAGTGCATTGGAGAGAAATTCCATTTTTATCAGTTTCGTGTATTTTAACAAAATCATTTTTCTGCTTTTTCTCTCCATTTAAAATAATTTCATCTAATTTCATTCGGATTGATTCTAACTTATTATTACTTTTATTGTAGGTGTTAACACAATCATCCAACTCTTTATTAATTCCAATATTAATAAAATTTGGGACATTAGAGTCTAATGAGGTTACTGATTTACACAATTCTAAATTAAAAGTATGTTTAATCAATCTTTGAAATTCGAAACAAATATCATTAATATTCATTTCAATATCTTCTTTTAAATATTCCATAATGACAGAGTCTGGAGTAATATTATTATACATAGTGGATATGGTAGATAAATTATCGTAAAAATTAGACAAATTGATTGGATTAATTTTTTGAAGATATATTTGTCTGTTTAATTTTTCGATATCTCGGATATTTTTTAAATCTTTTCTCCAAGTTTCCCAAGTATTTTTTGAATTTAATAAATGTTCTGTAATATTATAACTTCGATCCATTTTATTTTTATTAACAGTTGGATGTAATATATTATATTTAAACTTTCTAATGCCCATAGGTGTAATACAATTATTCAATAGATTACTGACAGAAGACATTTTTCCTTTATATTTATTATCATCTATAATATTTAATTGTTGTAGACTATGATTAGCTAATAACATTCTATCTGTTGTATTTTCAATAACAGGTTCTTGAATTTTACTTATTAAGTTAGGATTATGTTCAAATATAAAATTCAATAGATATACATAACTTTGAAGTCCATAAACAAATGGATTTGTATTATCAATGAGAGATTCAGAAATTGTTGAAGAAAAGAATTGTTTAATAATTTCTCTCTGATATGTTTGTTTTTCTGTGTTCTTCACTCTTTTATCTGTAGTATGTATATTGATTATCTTACAACTATCTATATTAATATATGTGACAATATCATTTATCTTTTTTTCATCCATATTGGAAATAATTATAGTTTCGTTAGGACTGTATGTATTTATAAATCTCTCTAATTCATCATAACTTGTTGGATTATGTTCATTTTCTGTTATAATTTCAAACATATTACTTTTTCCAGTATAAATATCAATTGCGGAAACACCAATAATTATATAACCATTTTTATTTAATTTCGAAGGTTTGTGTGACTCGATCCATATACAAGAAATATTATTAGATACATGTTCACTTTCCTCTTCAAAATAAGTTCCAGGAGAGAAAATACCTTTTAAACTACGAGTAGTATTATTAGTAGGAGCATCTTGTTCGTATATTACAACTGTAAATCCAGATTTAATCATTTTATCCAAATACTTCTCTAGAATTGGAGGAGATCTTGATGTAAAACCTAACATAAGAACAGATTCTGTCTTTTTTCCAGGAGATAAATCAGTACATTTTCTCAAATCGATTACTTGTTGTTCAGTTATTTCTTTAGTATTTGGGTCTACCTTTGTATAAACCTCAAAAAAGGAACCAACTTCCATTAATAATAATGTTTTCTCTCCATATTTCTCTCTATATTCATTTGTTAACTTAAAATACTCTTTGAGTAATGCCATTAAATAAATATATATCTCTCTATTTATATTTATTTAATAATGTATTTTACACACTTCTCAATGTTAGCACTATACTTAATTAAATTGTTTAAAAAATATGAATATAACTGTTTTTCTTTCTCATATTCATTATCAATTATTATTTCTTTTATAATACATACACTATACATGCTATTTTTATTTAATATTTCAATGGTTCCACTAGCCACAACAAGATTAGTATTTAAATTTATAACAACAAATATAATGTGGTCGTAATTAAATTTATTTAAAAACTCATCACATGTTAATGTATTTATTAGATTAATATTATAATCAGATAATAGACTCATTAAATTATAATAGGAACATTTTATGTCATCATAATTTAATTTGCGACAATAAAGAGGTATTCCTTTCAAATAAATCATATAATACTATATAATCTATAAGTATTATATGATTTATTTTTATTTTTTATTTTTTATTTTTTATTTTTTATTTTTTATTTTTTATTTTTATTTTTATTTTTATTTTTACTGGGTCCTAGAACAATAACTCTATCAGAATTACCTAAATTCTCTTTTGTTTTAATCTTTGAATGTTCTACTTTAAATAAGTTATTAATTGTTGGTTTATGAGAATCATGAAAATCGTTTATTAAAAATCCACCACCAAACATAAATAATGCGAAAAATACATGGTATGTTATAATAGATATAACAAAAACAATTAATAGCGAAACAAATAACTTTTTACTTTCATCAATTGTTTTCGTATTATATATATTTGACCAAAATCCATAATAGGATGAAGTTTTATCTTCTAAAAATAAACGCAATTCAATAGCTAAAACTGTAATAATTGCTCCTACAATAGCATTAATTAAAAATCCTTTAAAATATGAATTAGCTCTAAAATTTTCTGTTAATGGTAATGTCATTTATATATTTATTAAATATTTTATTTGTTAATAAAATTATGAAGTTGAATATCATTACTAACATTGTTAATATCCCCGGCTAAAACAGATTGTTCGTATAATGTTCTTAAAACATCATTTGGTGCAGTAGATCCTATTTTAATTAAATTTTTATCATAAAGATGTTTTTTAATTTCATTTAACGATTTTTGTTTTAGTAAACCGTGTTCTCTTTTAATTTTTCTCCTGGTTGAATTATTTTTAATTAGAACAGATACTTTTTTATTCGTTCTTCCAAGATTAAATGTTGTTGTTTTAGTTTTTCTTTTAGTCTGTTTAATTTTTTTATAAGATTTTTTCAAATCATTTAGTTTTTTCTGTCTATCAGAATTAATTTTAATTGGTTTATTTGATGAAGAATAGTGTGATTGTTTTAAAGTTTTGTTATGATATTCTCTAAAAGTAGGTTTTTTTCCTCCTTTTAAACAACCATATGGACGTTCGGGCAATATTTCAATTTCATTAGAATTAAGGTCAAATGCTTTTGGTGGGATAATTTGTGTAGATTCAATAATAGGTTTTTTAATCATAGGAGGATTAATCATAGGAGGATTAATCATAGGAGGGTTATTTTCTGTGAAATTTGACAAGAAAATAGGTTGAGATGAATTACTATCAAAATCATTAGGTAAATCAATGGATACAAGAGGTTCCATTGTAATATTTGGAGGCTTTCTATTACCAGCTTCTTGAGGTTTTTTAAGAGTTTTATTTTTCCGTTTTTTCTCTCTTTTTTCCTTAGTTTGTTTTTCACTAATTTTATTTAAATATTCCATAGAATTAATAAAATTATTATGAAATTCCATATCATTATTGCTTGTGTTATTATTACTAACATTAACAGTTTTTGTAATTTTTTCTTTTTGTTGATGTTTTTTGATTTTTTCAAGTAAAGATTTTTTCAATGTATTAGGTTTTATTACTGGTTTAGGTTTCTCTTTTTTCGGTTTTTTCACACCATTATTTTTTCTAGTTTTATTAGTTATTAACGAATCATTGAAAACAATAGTTTTTTTTTCAGACATAATATACTTTTAATTATAAAATATATTATGAAAATTAACAATAAATGGAATGATGTAATTGTTTAAGTCTATCAGCTTCATCTTTTCTATTTTCACTTTCTCCCATTTGTTTATAAATAGTAAATCCTTTGTCTAAATCCTTCATACTAATTTTAGTTTTTTCTTCTTTTGGTAAACAGAATACTCTTCTACTGTGAGCAATTTTAACTTTTGAAAATAAAGTTTCCATATCTCTTCCAAAATATTTGAAATAATCTTTATTTTTCTCAAACCATTCATCATTAAGAGGTTCTTTTAATTTCCAACCACAATCTTTAATTTTTTTTTCGAATATCAATTTTAATTCTTTATGATTGTAGTCATCGATAGTAAATTTCCATGTGAATCTAGATTCTAAGCCAGGATTATAGCTAAAAAAACAGTCCTTAATTTCTTGTTCATATCCTGCGATTATACACATTAAATCTTGTTTATGGTCACTAAGAGCTTCGCAAATAGTATCAATACTTTCTTTAGAAAATGAATCTCTTTTCTCTTTATTTCCTAAAGCATATGCTTCATCAATAAATAACACGCCTCCGATACACTCTTTAATAACATCTTTAGTTTTTATCGCGGTCTGACCTAGATATCCTGCTACCAAGTCGTCGCGTGTAACCTTTTTAAAAACATTGTTCTTGAGAATACCTAGATTACTAAAAATTTTGCCCATTATTTTTGCTACTTCTGTTTTACCGGTTCCAGGGGGTCCATAAATGACAGCATGTAGATAATCAGAATTATTAGGAGATATATTATGTAAGTCTTGTATAAAATATATAATTTGGTCTACAATATTCTCTTTAATGGAATTCATACCAATCATATTTTGAAGTTCAACGAGAGATGGTTTGATATTGTGGAGAGATTTCATATTAATATTATATTCAATATTATCTGCGAGTGGATATTTATCACATAAATGAATTAGATCTGTCAAGTTGCCAATATACGCATCAATTAAAACTTCTTCTTTTATAATTTTTTTGATATCTTCATCTGTGAAGAGAGAATTGTCTTTAATAGTTGGTATAATTGGCATAATTGGAATGCCTGAAAAGTAAGGTGAATTATAATTTTTATTAAAATCCTTTTCAGTTTGATTTAAAATTAATTTTAATAGGCAATCTGTTTGGTCTTTAATTATTTGATTATCATTAATATTAGAATCATCTAATGATGTTATTAATTTATTTGTTGTTACCATTGTATTACAATTTGAAAACGGTTTTATATTATTTTTTTCATTATTATTGAAATCAATAGAATTTGTATCATTATTAAATTTAATTAATTTATTGTTAGAAGTATGTAAGTCATTTTTATTACGAAAAATATTAGATTCATTGGTAGTAGTTAAGAAAATGTTGCTATTTGATGTATCAAATATAAATTTAATAGGTTTATTTTTCTTTTTATTATAATTATTATTTCGATTATGGTTCATATATATATAAAAATATTTTAATTTCATAATGATTTAAAAAAATGATTTAAAAATAAATTGATGTTTTAAATAATTTATAAAATGTTCCAAGAAACAAATATGACTAACCTAGAAAAGGATATTAGTGATAACTTAGGAAAATATCTTGAAACGCCATGGGCGGTGATAGAATCCTATTTTAAAGACCAACATCTAACTCAATTAGTTAGACATCAACTGGAATCATTTAATAATTTTGTTAACATTCAAATTCAAAAAACAATTGATATGTTTAATCCTGTTCAAATTTGTAGTGAAAATGATTATGATAAAGCAAGTGGAAAATATAGTTTAGAAATTTTCATAACATTTGAAAACTTTCATTTATATAGACCACAAATTCATGAAAATAATGGTGCTTCGAAATTAATGTTTCCACAAGAAGCAAGATTGAGAAATTTTACATATTCGTCAATGATGACAGTTGATTTGAATATTAAATATATTGTGCGAAGTGGAGATAACCTAGAAAATTCTCAAACATTTTATAAAATTTTGCCAAAAATTCACATTGGTAAATTGCCTATTATGTTGAAGTCGTCTGTGTGTGTATTAAATCAATATTCTCATATTAATGAAAATATTAGCGGAGAATGTAAATTCGATGCTGGAGGGTATTTCATTATTAATGGTAGTGAAAAAACTGTATTGGGACAGGAACGAGCTGCCGAGAATCGTGTTTATTGTTTTAATGTAAGCAAAGGTAATAATAAATGGGCTTGGATGGCAGAAATCAAATCTGTTCCTGATTTTAAATGTATTAGCCCTAAGCAAATTAGTATGATGATATCAAGTAAGAATACTGGATTCGGAACATCTATTTATATTCAAATTCCTAGAGTAAAACAACCTGTTCCACTACTTGTTGTGTTTCGTGCATTGGGTGTTATTTCTGATAAAGAAATTTGCGAGAAGATTATTTTAGATATTGATGAAAGCAAATATAAAAAAATGAAATATGGTCTACAAGGTAGTATCGTAGAGGCAAACACGATTATGACACAAGAAGATGCTATTAAACATCTAATGACATATGTAATGTTTACTCCTATTAATATGGACAAGGAAGCAGGTTTGAAGAAGAAATATGAATTTACAATGGAAATTTTGAATAATGACTTATTTCCTCATTGCCATGATAAAACTCAAAAGATATACTTCTTAGGTTATATGACTAATAAGTTATTGAAATGTAGTTTTGAATGGACACTACCTGATGATAGAGATTCTTATTTAAATAAAAGAATCGATTTGACTGGAGTTTTATTGAATAATTTATATCGTAACTACTTTAATAAGTTAGTAAAAGATATGCAGAAACAAATTGTTAGAGAGATTAACAATGGCTCGTGGAAATCTACGGAAGATTATTTGAATATTATTAATACTACAAATATTTATAAAATCGTCAAGTCAACAACTATTGAAAATGGTCTTAAAAGAGCATTATCAACTGGAGATTTTGGAATTAAGAATGTGAATAGTAACAAAGTTGGTGTTGCTCAAGTATTAAATAGACTAACTTACATCTCCAGTTTAAGTCATTTGAGAAGAATCAATACACCAATTGATAAAAGTGGAAAATTGATTCCTCCCAGAAAGTTACATAATAGTTCTTGGGGATTTCTATGTCCGGCTGAAACACCAGAAGGTGCTAGTGTAGGTGTAGTCAAGAATCTTAGCTATATGACACATATTACTATTCCAAGTAATAGCGGTCCTTTACATGAATATGTTATTCCATTTATTATACCATTAGCTGATCTAACATCAAGTGAATTAGAAAAATATGTCAAAGTATTTGTTAACGGCGCTTGGCTAGGTATTAGTAAAAATCCACATGAATTATTTACAACTTTTCAACAATATAAATACAAAGGTATGATTAACATTTACACATCTATTGTATTTAATATCAAACAGAAGGAGATTAGAATTTGTAACGACGCAGGTAGACTAATTCGTCCCATTTTAAGAGTGAAAGATAATAATGTTATTATGACGAATAGCATTGCTAATAAGATTAAAAATAATGATCTAAATTGGAATGATTTATTAACTGATTGTAATATTCCAGATTCTGTTATCGAGTATATCGATCCAGAAGAACAAAGTTATAGTATGATTGCTATGAAACCAAATGAATTATATAAATCAAATCAATATATTTATAGATATACTCATTGTGAAATTCACCCAAGCACTATATTTGGAATTCTCGCATCTTGTATTCCATTTCCTGACCATAACCAAAGTCCTAGAAATACATATCAATCGGCTATGGGTAAGCAAGCTATGGGTGTATATGTAACTAATTTCGATACTCGTATGGATAAAACCGCTTATGTGTTAACATACCCAGCTAGACCACTAGT